CACTTCTGCAGCAACTTTAAGTTCAGCAACAACAGTTTACACTTCAACAAATGAAGTTGCTAACACTGGTCAATATGTAACAGGTGGTGGAGTTTTATCAAACGTATCTCCTCTTGTTTCTAGTGGAGTTGCATTTATAGATTTTGCAGACATATCTTTTACAGGCGTTACTTTAACTGCAGCAGGAGCTTTGATTTACAATACATCAAACACTAACGCAGCAGTATGCGTATTAGATTTTGGAAGTGATAAGACAGCAACATCGGGAACTTTCACAATTCAGTTTCCAGCAGATACAACAGCGGCAGCTATTCTAAGAATCGGCAACGCATAATAGGAGTTACCTATTATGGCTAACGGTTGGAATGATAGTACCTGGGGTGCTCTCGCATGGAGTGGAATATTAAGTTCTACTGTTGAAGTAACATCACCAGGGAATGAAGCTTGGGGTTCTCTTTCATGGGGACAAAAATCATTTGGTGGATCTAATCCTTTAACAATTTCTCAAAATTCAGTAACAGTTGATGCTATTTCATTAATAAGCGTAACTGGTTTACAATTAAATACTTCTTTAAATAGTGTTGAAGCTTTTGGACTAGCAATAGTAAATGTTACTGGTCAACAGTTAAATATTGCTGAAGGAGATGTTGATGCATCACCTGATGCTATAGTTACAGGTCAACAATTAAATATTTCTTTAAATAGTGTAACAGTTCTAGCTGAAATTAATTCAGGATGGGGTAGACTTACTTGGGGTCAAAATGATTGGGGTTCAGATGGAATTTCAATAATAACTTCAGTTACAGGTCAACAAATAAATACATCTTTAAATAGTGTAACTCCATTAGCTAATGCAAATGTAGATTTAACAGGTCAACAATTAAATGTTGCTGAAGGAGAAGTAGATCCAAGTCCTGATGCTACAGTTACTGGTATTGGAATAACTATTGGTTTAGCTATTGGAACAGTAGTTATTGGAACAGGTAATGTTGCAGTAACTGGACAACAAATAAACATATCTCAAGGAACTGCAATTGGTGATGCTAATACTATTGCAAGTGTTACTGGAATAGGCTTAAATACAGCTGTAGGTACAGTATTTGCAGGAACTACTTCTGTTATACCTGTTACTGGAAATGGATTGACTATAGCGTTAAATAGTATAAATAATCAAATCTGGACTGAAATAAGTACCGGAACTGATGCAACTTGGACAGAGATTGACACAGCCGCATAAATTAAATAATATATAACATAAGGAATTAAAATTATGGCATCAAGTTATTCTACAGACCTCAAACTAGAGATACAAGTAACTGGCGAAAACGCTGGTACATGGGGTGATATTACAAATACAAATTTAGTTATTCTTCAACAAGCAATTGCTGGTTATTCTGGTATATCTATTGCGGGTGCTACTGGAAATACAGATTTAACTTTTACAAATGGTTTAACCTCAAATGGTAAAAACGCTGTTATAGAATTAACAGGAACAATTACAGGAAATAGAACTGTAACTATAACTACTGCCTCAGGTGTTAAAAATAAAGTTTATGTAATTAGAAATAGTACGTCAGGTGCTTTTACCGTTACAGTATTAGTTCAAGGTCAAACAGGAGTTACTTTCTCTGCAACAGACAAAGGAACAAAAATTTTATATTTAAACGGAACAGATGTTGTAGATTCTAACATTGGAAAATTATCTAATGATTTTAATCCAACACTTGCAGCAAATTTAAGTACAAATTCAAAAAATATTATAATTGGAAATACATACGGAATTATAGATGAAAATGCTAATGAACAAATTAAATTTTCAACAACTGCATCAGCTACAAACGAAATTACAATAGCTAACGCTGCAGCTGGATCAAGTCCAGTTATTTCTGCAACAGGTGGAGATACAAATGTTGGATTAACGTTAACTACAAAAGGCGATCTTGGAAGAATTACATTAAACGGTGAATCTAAAATATTTGGTGTATTTGAAAATGCTACAGTATCAACTACATATATAACTACATTTACATATGATATATTAACACAAGCTGTTTATTATCAAAACGTTGCTCTAGGTTCTAACTTTACAGTTAACTTAAGAGGAAATGCTTCAACTGCATTAAACGCGGCTTTAAATACCGGTGAATCTGCTACTGTTGCATTAATCACGAAACAAAACAACACGACTTTTTACAACAACGTGATTCAAGTTGATGGAACTACTGTTACAGCAATTTGGCAAGGTGGAACAGCTCCAACAGCTGGAAACGCTTCATCTACAGATGTGTACACATACACAGCATTAAAAACAGCAGCATCAACATACGTAGTATTAGCATCGATAACGCAATTTAAATAAAAGGAGAAGAAAGAATGCCTTTACAATCAACACGCGGAGCTGGATCAGCAAAAGGATTTGGATTTGGAGCGGGTGGAAATCCTTTTATTATAGCAACAGGTGGAACCATTTTAACATGTGGAGATTTTAAAACTCATGTATTTACAGGTCCAGGTACTTTTACAGTAACAAGTGCTGGTAACCCAAGTGGTCCAAACACTGTAGAATATTTAGTAGTAGCTGGAGGTGGAGGTGGAGGAGCTGGCCAAGGTGGAGGTGGAGGCGCTGGTGGTTTTAGAACACGTACTGTTTTATCTCCCGCATCACCTTTAAATGCACCTGCATCTTTACCGGTTTCAATTCAAGATTATCCAATTACAGTTGGTGCAGGTGGACCTGGTACTCCAGCTTCACCAACTATTCCTAGAGGAACTCCTGGAAATCCTTCAATATTTTCAACAATAACTTCAGCAGGTGGAGGTGGAGCTGGGACTTATCCATCCGGTCCTGGAAACGGTGATGGTTTAGACGGAGGTTCTGGTGGAGGAGCTGGAGGTAAAGATACAGGAATTCAACCTGGAGGAGCAGGAAACACACCTCCTACAAGTCCACCACAAGGAAATCCTGGACAGATTACAGGACCAACAGCATACGGAGGAGGTGGCGGTGGAGCAGGTGCTGCAGGAGGACCTGGTGCAAAAGGAGGAGATGGAAGTTTTGTACCTACAGGTTTTTTTGGACCTACAGCCCCTTCCTATGGTGTAACAGGACCAAGTGGAAGATATTTTTCAGGTGGCGGTGGAGGTAGACCAGAACAAGCACCAACAGGAACAGGTGGTTTAGGTGGTGGTGGAGCAGGTGGACCAAATCCTACAGGATGTTCTGGAGTAGCAGGTACAACTAACACAGGTGGGGGTGGAGGGGGTGCAAAAGACTCTGGTACTGGTGCTACTGGTGGTTCAGGAATAGTTGTAATAAGATATAAATTCAAATAAAAACTATGAGCTTACAATTAAAAAAAATAAAATATAATAGAAGACAATTATGGCACATTTTGCAAAATTAGAAACTAACGGTAAAGTTATAGCAGTGTTAACACTAAATAACTCTGATATGGTTAACGCTGAGGGCTTTGAAGACGAAACAGTTGGTCAACAATATCTAGAGAAACACAATAACTGGCCAGCTCAAATGTGGATTCAAACATCGTACAATACAACAAACGGGCAACATAGAAAGGGTGGAACACCTTTTAGAGGAAATTATGCAGGTATTGGTTATACTTGGGATGAAGGTAATCAAATTTTTTGGCCAGAAAAACCTTATGCTTCATGGGTAAAACATATTTCAACAGCATCTTGGAAATCACCAATTGGTGATGCGCCAGCATTAACTGAAGAACAAATTACAGCTAAATCTTACTATGAGTGGAATGAAACTGGACAATCTTGGGATTTAGTCAATAACATAGTTTCTTAGTTACTCTTTACAATAATATAAAATTATATTATCTATATTTTAAATATGGAGAAGAAAGTTTTATCAGAAATAGATATGTATTTTGGGCAAATAAAAATGCCTGAAAATTTTGAAATAGATAGAGAAAAATTATGTGTAGATATTTTATTATTTAATAATTATAATAATAATTTTCCATTTTCTAGGTCTTGGGATATGTTAAATACTTATTTACGTGAACATATTAATTTAAATTATAATTTTACATTAATTAATAAAAAAACATCTGGAGAAATTTATAAACCAAGAGAATATTCTCACTCTTTATTACAAGTTGATCCTGTAGATTTAAGAAATTCACCAGATTATGTAATGCTATATGGAGTTAATATTGGAAAAGATTCTTGTAAAGTATTTATAGAGTATGATGATAATAGAAGAAAAGGAAGAAGTTGGGAAATAATTTTAAATGATAATGATTTTGTAATGTTTCCTTCTACACAAAGATATCACATAACTGCTAATACATCAGAACAATTAAATTTTATATTAACTACGACTTATGAATTTATCTAATTATTATTGGTATTTTAAATCAGCTTTAACTCCAAAATTTTGTGATGATGTTATTAAATATGGATTACAGCATCAAGAAAATTTAGCTTTGACAGGAGGCTTTGAAAGAAATTTAAAAGACAAACCATTAAAAAATGAAGAAATTGTAGATTTAAAAAAGAAAAGAAACTCTAATATTGTATGGTTAAATGATACTTGGATTTATAAAGAAATACATCCTTATATTCACGAAGCAAATAAATTAGCAGGATGGAATTTTGATTGGAATTTTTCTGAGTCTTGTCAATTTACTAAATATAAGTTAAATCAATATTATGACTGGCACTGTGATTCTTGGGATGTACCTTATAATAAACCAGAAGATCCAAATACTCATGGTAAAATTAGAAAGTTATCTATGACTTGTCAGTTAACTGATGGCTCAGAATATACAGGTGGCGAACTACAGTTTGATTGTAGAAATTATGATCCTCACATGCGTGATGAAGATAAACATGTGTTAACCGTAAAGGAAATACTTCCAAAAGGCTCTATAGTTGTATTTCCAAGTTTTGTATGGCATAGAGTCCAACCAGTTACGAAAGGAACAAGATATTCTTTAGTTGTTTGGAACTTAGGATATCCATTTAAATAATATGTTTATAGAAGAATATTTTAAAACACCGTTTTGGTTTGAAGAAAAATTAGATTTTTTAAAATCTCTTACTAAAGCAACTGACAAGTACATTAAAGAAGCTAGAGAATTACAAAAAAATTATATTAAAAAAACAAATGATTTTGGAACTTCTTATCATTCGACACCATTAACAGCTGATACTAAATTTAAAGATTTTCATAATTATGTAGGTCAAAAAGCTTTTGAATTTTTAGATTGGCAGGGATTTGATATGCAACAATATACAACTTTCTTTTCTGAAAGTTGGGTGCAAGAATTTTCAAAAAACGGTGGAGGTCATCATTCTGCACACATTCATCACAATCAACATGTTGGTGGTTTTTATTTTCTCAAAGCAAGTGAAAATACTTCTTTACCGATATTTCATGAACCTAGAACAGGAGCACGTTGTACTAAATTAAAATTAAAAGACTCAACTATAATAAATCACGGAACAGAAATTGTACATTTTAAAGTAAAACCTGGAGTGCTTTTATTTTTTCCAGGTTATATGGAACATGAATTTGCAGTAGACCATGGTAAAGAACCTTTTAGATTTATTCATTTTAACATACAAGCAGTTCCTAAAGAAATGGCAAAGGTAAATGTCTAAATATAATTTTAAAAAAGATAGATTTATTGTAATTGAAAAAGCAATAGATCCAAAGATTGCAAACTTTGTTTACAACTACTTTTTAATGAAAAGACAAGTTGCAAAAACAATGTTTGATACAAGGTATATATCTCCATTTACCACAGAGTTTGGTGTATGGAATGATGATCAAGTTCCAAATACTTATTCTCATTATTCAGATATAGCGATGGAAACTTTATTATTAGCTGTTCAACCTATTATGGAAAAACAAACTGGATTAAAATTAATTCCAACTTATTCATATGCAAGAATTTATAAAAAAGGAGATATCCTACATCGTCATAAAGATAGATTTAGTTGTGAGATATCTACAACATTAAATTTAGGTGGAGATCCATGGCCAATTTATATTGAACCTAATTCTAAAATGGGTGCAACTGTAGAAGGTAAAGGTTATATATCTAATAACACTAAAGGTATTAAAGTAAATTTAAAACCTGGAGATATGTTAGTCTACAGAGGTAATTTATTAGAGCATTGGCGAGAATCATTTGATGGTCAAGATTGTGGTCAAGTGTTTTTACATTATAATAATCTTGCAACTAAAGGCGCAAAAGACAATATCTTTGATAAAAGAAAACATTTAGGACTTCCCTCTTGGTTTAAAAAATAGTATAATTCTTCTTTTTTTAGTATATAAAGGATACTTATGCCTTTACAGAAGATACAATTTAAGCCAGGATTTAATAAACAACAGACTGCAACCGGAGCCGAAGGGCAATGGATTGATGGTGATAATATTAGATTTAGGTATGGTGAACCACAAAAGATAGGTGGATTCCAGCAACTCGTTGCTAGCACCTTAGCAGGTCCAGCGCGTGACCAGCATACATGGACAGCATTAGATGGTAAAAAATATGCAGCAATAGGTACTTCTAAAATATTAGCTGTTTATTACGAAGGTTCTTTTTACGATATTACACCACTTGGTACAGCGCTAACTGGAGCAACTTATACATCAACAACATCTTCAACAACTGTAACAATAAATTTAACAACACATGGATTATCTGTTGGTGATTATATAATATTTACAAGTGTTACAACACCAGGAGCCCCTACAACAAGTTATACATCAGCAGATTTTACAACAAATACATTTGAAGTAACTTCAGTACCAACAGCAAATACTTTTAGAATTACTATGGCTAGCGCTGAAACAGGAACAGGTGTGACTGCAGGTGGAACTTTAACAATGACACCTTATGTATTTATTGGTCCAACATTTCAAACTCCAGCTTATGGATTTGGTACAGGATTATGGGGTGGAGTAGTTGTTCCAAGTGTAGCAAATCAATTAAATGGAGCAATTAATAATTCTGTTACAACTATTACAGTTGATTCAACTACAGGATTTCCAGCTACCGGAAGAATAGATATTGATACAGAATTAATTACTTATACTGGAGTAACTCCAACAACTTTTACAGGCTGTGGACGAGGAGCTAATGGATCTACTGCAGCATCACATTTAGATAATGCTGTTGTTACAAATGCAACGTTATGGGAAGATTGGGGAGAAGAATCTTCGGTTACAACTGTTAATCTAGAACCTGGTTCATGGTCACTAGATAACTTTGGCCAAATACTCGTTGCTACAATTAAAAATGGAGCAACTTATACTTGGGATCCATCTACAGCAGGAAGACTTACTATAAGAGCAACTGTTGTAAGTGGAGCACCTACAAAATCTATTATGACTATTGTATCTGATAGGGACAGACATTTATTTGCAATGGGAACCGAAACCACAATTGGAGATACTACAACTTTTGATCCAATGCTTATAAGATTTTCAAATCAAGAAGATATTAGTACATGGTCTCCAAAAGTTACAAATACTGCAGGTACATTTAGATTAGATACTGGAAATACAATTATTGGAGCTGTTCAAGGTAAAGATTATATATTAGTTTTAACGGATCAAGCGGCTTATACGATTCAATATGTTGGTCCACCGTTTACATTCTCTATTAGACAGGTAGGTACAAACTGTGGATGTCTTGGACAACACGCTATGATATTTGCTCAAGGAGCCGTGTTTTGGATGGGCTTTGGAGGAGGTTTTTTTGCATTTGATGGTACTGTTAAACAGATACCTTCTTTAGTTGAAGACTTTGTATTTACAAATGATGGAGACAATTTAGGAATTAATTACGATGCAAATCAAATTTCTTATGCATACCACAACTCTTTATATAATGAAGTAGGTTGGAATTATGCAAAATATAACTCAACTCAAGTAGATAGAAACGTTGTTTACAACTTTGTTGAAAATACCTGGTCAGTTGGTTCTTTAGCTAGAACAACATATCAAGATTCTGTTACTTTTGATTTACCTTATGCAACTCAATATAATGCAACAGGTACACCAACATTTCCAACTATTAATGGTGTAACTAATACTTATGGTTCATCTAAATACTGGGCACAAGAAACGGGTGTTAATGAAGTAGATGCAAGTGGCAATGCAACAGCTATCGCTGCATATATTAAATCTGGAGACTATGATATATCTGAACAAGGTTTAGGTGGAGATGGTCAATTGATTATGCGTGTTAGAAGATTTATACCTGACTTTAAAAACTTAGAAGGAAATGCAAAAATAACTTTATTTTTTAGAGATTATCCAGCAAATAGTGAATCTACTCCTTCTACAACACCACCATTAATTACTGGACCCTTTACTATTACTTCATCAACTGATAAAGTAGATACTAGAGTTAGAGGAAGACAAGTGAGTTTAAAAATTGAAAATGAAGCAGTGAATGAAACTTGGAGATATGGAACTCTAAGATTAGATATTGAAGCAGGAGGAAGAAGATAATGGCAAAAATTACAGCATATATACCAGAACCAACACCAGAATATAATGCAGATAATCAAAGACAAATATTAGAAGCAGTTAATACAATTAAGAATCAATTAAACTTTGGATTTCAAAAAGATCTAAAAGATGAGCTTGAAGCATTTAGTTGGTTTATATTTAGTGGACCAAATGGCAATTAATTATAAAAATCAAGGTTACGATTTAACTACATCAAATCTAACTACCGTATTAAATATTAATACTTCAACAGTTGCTATTATAAAAGAAATAGCAGTTGCTAATGATAGTGGTGGATCAAGAGAAGTTAATTATTATTTTACTGATGTATCTACCTCAACTACTTATAAATTTTTTCATACAAATATTCCACAAAATTCTTATATAAATGCTATACACAATGTTCTTGTATTAGAAGAGGGAGATTATTTACAATTTCAAGCAAATCAAGCAAATGCT